AGGAGTTCGAGAGGCTCCCCGAGACGTTCAATGTGGTGGGGAGGGGCGGCACGTCATTCAACGCGCCGTTTAAACTGCTGCAAGAGAAACGAATCGAGCCAAAGGTGGCGATTTATTTCACCGACGGGTATGGCTCATGCACCGAGGCTAAGCCAGCGTATCCGGTGCTCTGGGTTGTGCTCAAGGGAGATAAGCAATTCAAGCCGCCGTTTGGGGAGGTGATCTATGTTAACGATGGGGGAGCGGCCTGAGGGGTATGAAGGCAAATGGCCAATAGAGGTGGGCGACAAGGTGATACTTGTCGCCATCCCTCATGCATATGGGTGGCTTGTTACAGAGGCGATTGCTCCTGACCGCTACAGGCATTTGGGATCAATGTTTACTCATATATTTTTCGAGCGTAGAGGGCTAGTGTGGACAGGTGGAACGATAGGCCACGACTGGGAAGCCATTATCAACATGGGACCGGATTGGGAGGTGCCCGATGTCAAAGACACGTGAAGAGAACGCGCCGTTTAAACGGGGGGATATTGTCCTCTACCACGAGAAATACCTTGGAATAGTAATTACCCCTGATTGGCATGGTTGTATAGGTGTTAACTGGTTCTTTGTGGGGGAATGCTTTCGTTCTCGCCATCCTGATTTTGACTTCGCTTGTGGCCCTTTGGATGACGAGCTTGAACTCTTTAGGGGAAAGTTAGATGATTAGTCCCCTTGAATGAACCTTTCATCTCAAGGTCACGCCCGATGCGAGGGCACACGTAGAGCACACGGTCGGCGCAGCCCTGTTGCTTAGGGTTGGCGTGTTCTATCAAGAAGATGCAATCCGCCATATGGCCCCATGTGGCTACGCCACTGATGCGTTGCCGGGGTAACGCATATTTCTCAGCAGGTTTCATCTTTGGAGATTCCATTACTCCCATAATGGTGAGGCCATTGGGGAACAGCCTGGAGGGGGCGGTCGAGGCGCAAACGTCGTGCATGAATTGGGCAACGTCGTGGTGAGTGCCAGTGCCACCGACGAATCCGCCAAAGCCCTCTACCACGGCGAACTCCGCGCCCTTGTCTGCGAGCGCGTTCACTACACCTTGCCAATTCTTGCGGTCTGCACCGTGGGCGGGGATGATGTTGACTGAGTTGAGGGGGAGGCCCATTGCGTTCATCGTCCTGTAGGCTGAGGCGATGGACCTATCAGCGGCGACGTAGGCCCAAGGGACGGGGTGGGATGTGAGGCCGAGGACGGGGAGGCCCTTCTCCCATTCGAGCAACGTATGAAAGAGCCATGTGGTTTTGCCCGCGCCTGTCACTCCGGCGAGGAGGTGGACTTCCTGCTTAGGTAAAATTCCATCGATTAGATAATCACTATTCGGTGCCATTGTTCTCCATGCTCCCGTTAGGGAGGGTGGCCACCGCCGTTTAAACGGTGGCCATGTTGCAGGGGTCCCTGTGCGACAGGGGTGGGGTGAGTTACTTAGGCTATGATGCGCTTTTTGGGGCAGGGGATACAACCTTTTTTAGAGGAGGGCATCCTACGGGAGAGGGGAATTACATGATAGCCGAAATCATAGAGAAGGGCGATGCGACCATTACCATCAGGTATAACGCGGTGAACGGGCAGGAGGCTATGCTCATCTCAATGATGGGCATTGGCATTGACAAGAATGTGTACGTGCAGGCGACAGGGGAGAATATCAACATCGGTTCTGTTCAAATGCCGGTGCTTGAATCGCTTAGCAAAAAGTTTGCAGTGGTGGGGGCGAAATGACCCAACTCGACGATATGATAACCGGGTGGAAGTCGCACTTCTGGGCTGCCGACCATGAGATTGAGTGGAGAGCGGTGGAGGCGCAGAAGGCCGTGTGGCTAAGCGACAACACTTTGCTCGCCGGGACCATTGATGCGCTTGGATATAACGGCGAGGGGAAGTTGTTCTTCGGGGAGTGGAAAACCGCCAATCCCCGTGAGAAAAATACGTGGAAGCAAATGTGGCGCATGACTCCTCAGTCGCTCACCTATGGCGTCCTAGTAGCGCGTGATCCCTCTATTATGGGGAACTGTTTCACGTTCACCGTCCGTAAAGCATTCAAAGAGCGCACCACGCCTACGTTCGACCATGCGTGGTATTCGTACACCCCTGCTGAGTTGAAGCACTGGGAGGGGCAACTATTGCAGATTGCCGATGAGATGAGAGCATACCGGGCGCGTGGCAGTGAGCCGTGGCCCACTAACTTCCAGCGATGCTTCCAGTTCGGCACGAGCTACGTCTGCCCCTTCTTCGAGAAGGGCTGCCAGAAGCAGAATTGGAGTTACGTTCCCGAGGGTGCCAGCATCAAACCTGATGAGCAGTATATTGCCGATGCGCTGGCGATGGTGCCGTTTAAACGGGACTTAGTGGTGCTGAGGCAATCCTCAGTCAACGATTGGCTTGGTTGTAGGGAGCAATTCAGAAAGAAACATGAGGAGCACCTGACGATGCCCGCGACCGAGGCCCTTGCGTATGGAACGGACTTCCACGGGGCAATGGCTGAGTATTACCGCTCGTTAATGGCAGTCGAGGCGACAAAGTTTGTGCTGGATGTGCAGCCATGAAGGAAGCCGAAGTAAAACGTAAGTGTGACAAGACCGGCAAAAATGAGAGGGTTCGTCCTGAATGGGCATATGGCAGCGGTGACGGCAAACCAGAGACACGCAATCCGGGGACCATACAGTTAGAGATGCTTGAAAGCATCCGTAACACCCTAGAGGGAATCTTAGCTGTGTTGAAGGATTCGGAGATAGTGTATATGAGAGGGAAGGGGGACAAGAATGGCTGAACTAGAAGGAACCGGGACGGCGATAGTTCCAACGAAGGGGGACTTTACCCTGACGGTGAAGGACTTTGACGCCGCTGGGCGATCAACTGAACTATCCGCACCGTTGCCCACGAGTGGCAACTTCGCGGAATGGACCCTGATGCAGCAGATTATCATGCTGAAGCGGGGGCAATGGAAGATGTGTTCAGTTCCCGATATATTGTGGGGACTGGCCTACGCCAAGAACATCGGGGCCGATGCCATGAAGGGGGAGTTGTTCCCCACGGGTGAGGGCCGATGGGGGACTTCTAATAAATTTAAAATTAAACAAGCCCTAGCCACTGGCAATGTAAAGGGCATCGAAGTGAAGATGAGGGACACCGGGGAGAAGATTGAATTGCCGGGATGCGTCCAAAAGACCGACCTCGAATGCACCGCCACTGTCACGGTGGACGGGTGGGAGAAGCCGATCACGCGAGTGGCGCGGCTATCGCGCTGGTATAAGAAAACTAATCCCAATTGGCAGGGGAACCCCGAGCACATGCTCGAACTGAACACAGTGGCCCACGCGTGCGAGTATGTCGCGCCGGGGGGCACGGAGGAAGATGAAGCGCCGCCCCTCGCTACCGCTGCTATTCCTGCGGGGATAAGGAGTCACTCATGACCGAAGTCGAGAAGAGTAACGAGATATTCCTCCGCACACAGGCGTTGGATTATGCTTTCAAGCTAATGGCAGGTATGGGGCGACCGCATCCAACCAATGTAATTGAGAACGCACAATTTTTTGAGACATATCTCAAAGGAGAGAACAATGTCAGCAGAAGCAACAAGTGAAGTATTCATTGGAGGGACTAGCTTCTCGGAGGATGTGCCGTCACTGACGGACTTTGCCGAGGAAGCGGGAGGTGCGTGGCCTGCGGGGTGGTATCCCGCCAGCATTATCGAGGGCTATGCGACCTCACGCGGCAAGCAGTTCGTCACCGAGGACACCGCCTCCAAGAAGGGCGACTCGCGCAACCTGAGGGTGTGCTTTAGCCTCAACGGGGGCGCACTCGGGACGCGCAACACCTTCGAGTCGTTCAACTATCGGGTCGAGGACCTCACCACTGAACGGCTCGCCGTGATTAAAGAGTTGCGGGAGGAGTTCAAGGGAGTGAAGGGCGCGTGGCCCGGCCAGAGTGACGCGCAACGGTCCTCTCTCGCCATCGCTGGCTTAGGCCAATTCACGAAGGCTATCGGGTCGGGGTTGAAGCGCACCCCCGAGGGAAATATCATCCCCACTCCGTTCGTTGGCAAGACTGCCGATGTGCGGCTGAACATCGACGACAAGGGCTATAACACGATCACCGCCTACGCCCCCGCTGGAACGCGGACCAAGACCAAGTAAGAGATTCACCCGCAACACTTGGCGGTGGGCGGGTGATAGGTGAAGGGCTGGCGTTCGCGCTCCAGCCCTTTGCCGTTTAAACGGAGGAGATGATGCTCAAGAAGGGTGACATTGTGGAGTATGACGACACGAGCAAAGATGCGTGGGTAAAACGAAAAGGGTCCATCGGGATAGTGCGCGAAGATGAGTACAATGGCACAGTCGGGGTGAGTCGCATCAGTGGCCCGGATTTGGGATGGGATAAGCCTCCCATTAAGTTCTTCTCGACCGTGTGGAAGAAAATTGGGCACTCCGAGTGATTACCCCATCAGACTGCCCAATTCCCGGGGCTACAGGATTCAGCACCCCTGACGGGACCGGCTCCATCGGCGTCCTCATCCTCGGGGAAGCACTAGGCGAACAGGAGGCCCATGATGGACTACCCTTCCGACCTTACGCCCCTGCTGGTTCCGTTCTTGATCGTGCTATGCGTCGCGCTGGATTTGCTCGCGATCAGTTTGTGTTGTGGAATGTTGTACCTGTGCGCCCGCCTAATAATTGGCTTGAGAAGGCACCTTGGGAGGCGGCGGCTATTTCATGGGGACTCCCCCAGTTGCAGAAGGTGATAAATGACTACCGCCCGCGTTGCATCCTTGCACTGGGCAACATCGCGCTACGGGCGACCACCGGGCTTGCCGGACCCTTTCGTGGCGTTGGCCATATGCGCGGTTATCCTTTGCCTTCTCTATACGATATTCCAGTAGTCTCCTCATTCCATCCCTCGTTCCTGCGACGGGGCGCGATGCCCTTGCTCTCTGTGCTCATGGATGATATAAAGCTGGCGGTGACTGTCGCCAATACGAAAGTGGGGCAGGTAGGTAAATTTTACTCGGCGGTCCTCTCGCGTGATAGGGTATGGGAGCACCCCGAGCGCCTGCCGGACCCATACAACCCCACAGTGCCAGCGGAGTATCTAACCAAACCGACGCCCCGCGAGGCCGAGCTATTCCTAACGTACATGGAGCGTAACCCTGATGCCATCCTATCGTACGATATTGAGACTCCACGATCAGCCGCCACCTCAGAAGATGAAAGCGACGAACTGGGTGAAGTTCAGATTCTATCTATCCAGTTTTCTCCTCGCCCTCGGAGCGGCATTTTTCTCCCTTGGCGCGAGCCTTTTATCGAGATTGCCCGTAGAGTATGTGATCTACCAAATGTCAAAGCGGGGGCAAATACTTGGCGGTTCGACGACCCCCTCCTCGAAGCACACGGTTGTCCATTGAGGGGCGTGAGGCATGATGTGAGGTGGGCGTGGCATCACCTTCAGCCGGACCTGAAGGCGTCCCTTCAGTTCATTGCGTCGTTTTATGCGTGCGAGTTTGGCCCTTGGAAACACCTGCATAGTAGCCATCCCGAATTTTACGGTGTTGCCGATGTTGATATTGTTTCAAGGATAATTACTGGTGGGTAATCTTCTCCAAGACCTTCGCGACCGTGGCGTCCATACCGGGTATCAACGATACGTACTAATGCTCGAACCGATACTAGTGGCAATGGGCAAGAAGGGTATGCCCGTCGCCCCCGCTCGCCATGCCGAGGTCCTTAGCGAATTGCAAAGTCGCCAAGGGGAGTGTGAGAAGGCTATGCAGGCCCTCATCCCCCCGGAGGTCAAGACGTGCAAGCCGCCGAAAGGGTACAAGCGCGAGCCGAAGGACACGGCGGGAATGGTTAAGAGGTATTTTCCTACCGTTAATGGGGATGAGACGCTACAAGAGGAAAGATGGTGCCGTTTAAACGAGTGGAAGCCCTCCCATGACGGGCTCATTCGCTACATGAAGTATCGCAATCACAAGGTTCCCCTGTCATTCAAAGAGAACAAGCCGACCACCGTTGAGCCGGAGCTAGTGAGATTAGCTAACCAGACGAAGGACTTACTATATGACGCTGTTTTGGAGTATCGCAACATTTCTACTGTGCTTAATAATCATATGGCGAACTGGGTCCCTACCAAAGCCGGTCGTGTACATCCTACTTTTTACTACGATACCGGCACTGGCCAGTTGGCTACTCGCAGGCCGAATGTCCAGAACGCGCCTAAACATGGCGAGGACACGAAAAAAGAAATAGCGGACATGTTCCGCAGCATGGTGATCGCAAAGGAGGGACACACACTTGTCTCATTCGACTACAAATCGTTCCACGCGCAGACGCTTGCGTTTGAAGCACGGGATAAGGATTACCTTCGACTGGCCAAACTGGACATCCATTCATACCTCACCGCCCATCTCGTCCGGCACCCCGATAGAGATAGAATGCTGGGATGGGCAGACGCAGACCTATCAAAAGTTCTCAGCCAAGTTAAGAAAGAGCATCGGTTCATCCGAGACTACAAGGCTAAGCGAGCTATTCTCGGGTACGGGTTCGGTATGGGCTACCGTAAACTCTACAACATGTACCGGGAAGCGTTCGAGAGCCAAGGGGATGCTAAGCGAACGGTAGATATGCTCAACGCTCTATTCCCACGCGCTAACAAATGGCGGGATGATGTGAGGGCGCTGGCGCATGAGCAGGGTTATCTCATCTCACGATTTGGATGTATTCGGTACTTCTGGGAGGTATTCCGGTGGGGCGGAGGGCAGTGGCAGCAGGGTGGGGACGACAGTGAAGCAGCTATCGCCTTCTTGCCCGCGAATGATGCCTTCTGCCATATCAAAGAGGCGATGCTCCGGCTGGACCCGGTATGTGGGCAGTACCTAATCAACCAGATACACGACGACCTCATGTACGAGATACCCGATCCCGAGCTAGACAACCTTATCCCGGCGATTGCATCTGAGATGGAGAAGGCCAGTCCGGTGCTGGTGAATGAGATATGCCCCGATGGGCTAAGCGTGGAAGTAGGGGTGGCGCTAGGGAAGCGGTGGGATAAAATGGAGGATGTACAATGGAAATCTCATTAGACGACGCAAGAGCTATTGTTCAACTTTTTAAGCACCCCAGTGGCGAGTGTGACCTCGGCGCAGCCATCGACTTCGTGAACGAGCAGGAGCGAGCCTTCAACGCAGAACGGGCGATACAGAACGTACCGCCTGATGAGGGTGGGCGATGACGCCCCCCGGCTTCCCCAACGACTTCCCTTCCCCAACCGTCCGCCATAATCCATGCTCTGACCCACCCTGTCAACATGGAACCTCGAAGCGTCCGGTTGGGGAGGGGGCCCCTCTCCTCGTTAATAGTGCGGCGCAGGGCCAGCCAGAGAAAGAGAGCGGACGATGAGCACACGCGACACTGAAATTAATCCCACAAAGCCGTTGCTGCGTCAGTTGGCGCAACTCGAACCTGAGTTTTGTCCTAATTGCGGGAAGGAAGTTGACAAGCCAAAACGTCTGAAGCCTGAACGCGAGCGGCAAATACGCTGGCAGACATTCTGCGGTTATTGTGGAGCGATTTATAGCATTGAGGTTGAGACATGAGTTACGAAGAGTTTCAGCAAAAGATGATTGTCTACGCAAAGTCGATTCAGGGCTACTATCTCGGCGACGAATACTATTTGCAAGAGTGCTGGAAAGATGCGTGGAAAGACGGTTTGACGCCAGAGGAAGCAGTTGATTCAGACATGAGTTATTGGGAACCGGAGAGCACCCGATGAAGCGGAGCGAGAAAGCCAAAGCGGGGCCGAAGTTTCGTACCGGACAAGTGGTACGAGTGTTCAAGACATATTTCCGTATCTATCGCCGCCACTATTCTGCTGACCGTTGCGCTTCATGGGATAACGGCTGGTGGTACAAAGATGCCTACGGAAGCATTTACAGTGCGCATGCTGTGCGCCCACTCACCGCCCGTGAATCCGGCCAGCGCCAGCGAAAGGGGAGCAAATGAAGGAATGGTTACAGTGGTTTGTTTGGCCAGCAATTTTACTAACGGTTGGTTTCTACGCTGGATGCTGGAAAGAGCATCGCCACCAAGAGCAAATCGTTGACCAATGGCAACAAAGATTGCATCAACAAGAAGTCGATTCTCTACAGGTCATTCATGAAGAATCGCAATGGTCAGATAAGTGGATGGATTGCCAACATGAATTACATGTTAAACGACTGGCCGAGCGGAGGGCCGAGCGCCAAGCCAAGGGAGAACAGCGATGAGCGATGAGCCACTAGATGATTTGGCACGCGAGATAATGGATGTTTTCTGGCCCAATGGCACAACAGAGGAACAGGACGCAATCTTTGACGCACAAATGGAGAAGATCAAGCAGTTGTTGCAGCCACAGGGGAAAGCGCAACCGGAGAGCGGAGAGCCGCTGACGCAATACGTTGACGAAGCTGACTTGCAAGCAGCCTTCCAGCGCGGCCAGCAGGCAATGGCTGAGAAGGCGGCAGAAATCGTAAATGGAGAATTAGGAGATTGGGGTGGACCTGAGCGTAAAGTTCTCACTGAACGTATGCAAACTATCATTAAGTTAATTCTCGCCAGCGCAGCCCCACCGCAGGGAGAAGCAGAGAAAGAGGGACGGAAATGAAAGACATACGACTCCACGAGAAAGCTAATTCATGTTGTATATTGTGCGGGCGCATCTTCTACGGGCATGACTACATCCGATGCCCCAAGTGCGGGGGGATGTGCAACGTCCGCACCGATACAGACCTCGCGTTCATGGGGCGCAATGGTATGAGAGAGGTAGAGAAGCGTGCCAATAATCGTTGACCTCGGTTCCGCTCTCGTCAACCTCTGGGGCGTATGGAAGCGCGACCGGGAGTTTCAGGCGTGGATACGGCTCATCGTGTCCACGGCGTACTCGGGGGTGATAGCGTTCCTCGGGACCGACGGCGCTCTCCTCGTTGCGGGAGTGTTTTGGTTAAAGGCGCTGGGGTCGGGGATGGTTGCGGCGAGTGTTGCGATAACGGGAGTGTTGCTGAGGTCACCACAGGGGAAGTCGCTGGTGCTGTCGCTGCCACCGGCTGTGGTGGAGGAAGTACAGAAGGCGCAAGATAAGGGACAGGTGACTATTGCGGGGGGCAAGTGATGTTCAAGCGGGGGGACATCATGGAGACGCACTTTGCAGGTAAGCCCGAGTCTGATGGTATTGCTATTGTTGTTATTGACCATCCCGAAGTAGCCAAACTAAATTGGATTGTGCAGACTAACTCTGCTTGGTACTTCCATCATCGTTTCCCTGTTCCACATGACGTACAACTAAGTGAACGCTACGTCACTAAAATTGGGGAGGCCACCCTTTGAAGAGTGAACTGTGGGTATCCGCGTTCGACCTTCACTATCCAGATGTGCATTGGCCTACGTTTCATGCGATGATGGCGTTCCTCAAGCGCAACCGCGTTCATGGGTTCGTGTTCGGGGGCGACCAATTCAATAACGAGTGTATCTCTCACCACACCAAGGGGAAACCTCAGTTTAGACCAACGGGACAGTTCGCAATGGACGAGGCTGCGTTCGATCAGCAGGTGCTCAAGCCAATCACACGAGAGTTATATCTTGATGCCAAACTGGTATGGATTACAGGTAATCATGACTATTGGGAGCAGGAGTACGAGCAGGAGCATCCTGAGCTATTGGGTAGGTTACAGCGCCCCATCAATCTCGACCTTGAGAATAGAGGATGGCAAGTGATCCCGTTGGGCGGCATCTACAAGCGGGGGAAGATGAGTTGGATACACGGGGAGGGGCTGAGCGGGATGCACCACGCGAAGAAAGCCGTCGAGGTCTATTGCACCAACGTGAACTACGGCCACTTCCACGCCCTCCAAACTTTTACCAAAGTGTTGAGTAGCGACTTCCGGCAGAAATGGGTAGCCCAATGCAACCCCATCCTTGGCAATGTGAATCCTAGGTATCTAGAGGGCAGGCCGAATGCGTGGGTGAATGGGTTCACGGTGACGGAGCTCTACCGGGGCGGGCACTTTAATAATTATCCAATCGTGGTGAATGAGGGGGAGGCGGCGTATGGAGGGCGGGTGTATAAGGGATGACTCCTGAAGAAAATCGCAAACGCGTTTATACGTGGTATCAAGCTAATAAGCATACGGCTTCCTACAAAGAACACCGGAAGGCTTACCGTAAACGCTACAATGTACTACAAAAGGGCTATCGCCTACGCGACCGTAGGCGCTGTCTTGCAGCTTATGGAACAGAATGTAAGTGTTGCGGTGAAAGCATTGAGAAGTTTCTCAGCATCGACCATATAGCGGGTGGCGGGTCGAAGCATCGCAGAGAAATTAAAAGAACAGGGACAGCGTTTTACAAGTGGCTAATACAGAATAATTTTCCACCGGGGTATCAGACCCTTTGTCACAACTGTAACATGGCAAAGAGTTTTTATGGCGTCTGTCCCCACAAGGAGCAGATGTGATGGCGGCAAAGTGTATAAGGGATAAGGACGCGACGTTGCGGGAGATGGACGTACTAATGAAGCCCTATGAGATACCAGTGAACTCGTTCACCATGCGGGACATGACGGAGAGGTATGGCATGACGCCCAGCCGGGCGTATAAGGTGGTGAGGAAGTTGATCGACGCGGGACAGGTTACCAAGATTTCAAAGGACTGCTACGTTACTTCGCAGGCGGTTGCGAGTCCGGCTGGTGGAGCAGCGCGATCACGGCAGTCAGCCCGCCAAGCAAGGAAGAGATAGTCGGATGCGAACCGAAGAAGTTGATGACGGCGGTTGAGATGACGGGAACCTGTAGCAACGCGGTAAGCGCGGCGATTACGCCTGCGACGATTTTAGTGACGTTTTTCATGAGGACCTCCTTTATAGGCTAACAAATGGGCGAACTAAGTCAATATGCCAAGTTCATGCTTGCGCTTACCGTGTGGCGCGAGATGTCCAACACTCCCCGTGCTTGGAGGATGTGCATATGGGTCATCCTCAACCGCGCGCGCATCGGTGGGTGGTGGGGGCACGACATAGTAAGCGTGGTCACGAAGCGGTGGCAATTCACCTCGATGAGTGGAATAGGCGACGCCAACCTGACGCGGTGGCCGGTCGATGGGGAAGCTGTCTTTGCAGCTATCGCGAGGGAAGTAGATGCTTTAACAGATGGGACCATCCCGGTGCAAACGGATGCGGTGTACTACTTCAGCCTGCCGCTGACTTCGCCACCGGCGGCGTGGGGTCCCGTGGAGTTGGTGGAAGGTGGGGACCTTGGGACTGTGAAATTTTACCGTCCAGCACGGCCACCCTTACCGCAGACCACTCCCACCCATGAACACACCACCCCTGACCCTTCTCATATTGAATAGCTTCCTCTGCTGTCGCGGCGAACATGACGGTGCGTAGGGCGTACTCGCCCCCCTTCCACCGCACCATCACCAACCATCCCTCACGTATTCCCTCGTCCATTGGCGTCTCCCGCGAGTGCTTCTATCCGAGTTGGCTCGAAGTCCTTCGGGAAAAGTATCTTTCCATTGACGTGTCTGTGGGGTGGGTAATCTTGGAGGATAGACATTAGGCGATTGAGGGCGCGGATGCCCTTGAACGCCACGCCTAGGATGATGGCGGAGTTTAGGATCGAAGCGATGAAGTTTGAGATGTCGGGCACTATCACGGTAGGTATCTCCCATAGTACACTCCGCCTCCACCACCTCCACCACCGGCAAGGGTCGGGGTCGTTGGAGCACCGGCTGGGGTCAGTATGCCGACGCCGCTGAGATTGGTCGCGAGGGGGATTCGTCCACGTAGGAACTGTGCCTGAGCTAATAGGGGGGCCGTGGCGAGGTATGCGATAGGTGGGTCCCCGACTGCCCCCTCCTGTGAGACGAACTTGACCACCTGTGCCGCCTCGTCGAAGTAGGGGTAGAAGAAGTAGGTGGTCGCCGGGAGCAGGCCAGTGATGAAAGCGTTTCCCGAGAAGGGTCCCGAGACGGTGCCGTCGTCGCGGTAGATGCGAAGGAGTTGGGATGAGTTGGTCCCGTCCCAATAGAGATTGATGGCGGCGGAGTTGTCGGCGGTGTAGGTGAAGCCCGTTGCCAGTGACGTAACGCGCCCCCCTAACGCTTGGATAGTGTTGGTGGTCGGGTTGATCGTGTTGGGGAACAGCGCTCCTTGCCCAGTAGTCGGCGGGGCGCTCACTTGGCCGATGAGTTGGTTGAGTGCAGAGTTCACCCAGTCGAGGAACTCGTTGGTCTGGGAGCCGAGGGCGTCGTCGAAGGGGCGTTGGTTATAAGGCCTTAATTTGTTAGCCATACTGGTACACCCGATTTCGTTCAAGCGTCGCGCCTGTCTTAGCTAACGTCTGGACTACCTTCGGGTCGGCCACCACTACCACAATGTCATCGTTCGCTGACTTTGATAGTTTGTCAGCGCTCGCTGACATTCTCTTGTTGAAAGAGGTCAGGCTATCGCCACCCTTCACCGGCACGTCGGGCTTCTCAGTCCACACCGCAAGCATCTTCTGGTATAGCTCGTTGAATTTAGGGGCGGGTGCGCCGTGATGGCGTCCTACGTTGAAGCGGCGGAGGGATGACCACTCCTCATAGGGTACGTTTAAACGGCGGGCGAGGAGTTTTCCCGAATCGGAAAGTAGGTCGCAGGCGATAATTTTCGTGGTGCCTAGCTCGCGGAGGCGGGGAACGAGATGCTTGAGTTCGCGCATGGCGTCGCGGGACGGGGGCGTGGACTTCCAGCCCATCACGCGGTCCTGTTTGTCGTAGATGGTGGCGGCGGGCAGCACAAAGAGAATCATGGCTTACCTTTCGACTTGCGAGTACGGGATAGCTTACGGGCCATCGCCTGTCGGTCGTCCTCGCCCTGTTGGGCGGCGGCCATGTCATCGACTTCGCCGGGGGTGGCTTCCTTTGGGGGACCCGGTGGGGTGATACCCTCAGGTGAGGGGGTAGAAGGGGCGGGCATCGGTCCCGCACCGGGTTCGTGGACTTGACCCATCTCGGGGGGCACGCGCTTATTTATGTCGTTGAGGATGCCCTTCATGGCGGCGTTATCGAGCATTCCACCGATCTTAGCGGCGACGATGAGGGGGAGGACGAATCCCATGCCGGGAATCTTGGAAGCGTGGGCGACGAGGGACGCGCCCGCCGCGCCGGTCCCGGCGGCCATCGGGTACTTCATAATTGCCCTAATCTTCCCCTGAAATACACCCTTCACTTGGTCGCTCGCGTTCTTGAGGTCGGTGGAGATTTCCTGTGCCTTCGTGAAGGGCTTGGGGTCCACGTTGTACTGCTTCATCTTCTTTACAATTTCCTTGGCTTCGATTGCGTTGTCGGGGTTGTTCAAGTGATCCAACACCTTCGCATGATTTGGTTCGCTTGTCAGCTTCCCCAACAGCCCCCCTTGCATATCCTTGTAGCTCCGCGTCTCGTCGATGTAGTGCTGCCACGACTTCGCATAGGCGCTGCCGAGGTCATCCGCGCGACTGGCGGTGGCCTCATGAAGGCTATCGTATAGCTGAGTGAGAACGGCGGCTTCGCGGGACTTGCCGCTACGAGACATACTCGCCTGCTCCCTACCTACGTCGGTGGTGAGGGCCTTCGCATCGCGCATAGTCATGGGGCCAGTGCTGGCCCTCTCGATCAGCTTGCCTACGCGGGGAGCGAACTCGCCGCCAATCTTGTCGGAGGCTTTAGCTGCTTCGCCCGCTGCGTCCACCGCATTAACATAACCGGCAGGGTTGTTGGTAATCTTATTGTGCAACTCATCCGCTTGCAGGACCGCATCCACGTGCTTGCCAATTTCGGCGTTGACTTTCGCATCGAGCATCGCGAGCGGGGCTTTAACCATTCCATTCGCCACCTTCACCTGCCCCTCATTGATTGCGACGTGCCGCTCGATAGCACGAGCCGCCGCTGTAGCTTCAGTCGATGGGACCCGCCCCTGCTTCATGAACATAGACAATTGCGCCAACTGTCCCATGAATGATCCAGCACCGTGCGCTATTCCCTCTACATCCGGTGCGGTCGCGATTTCCTTGCCCGCCCCGTACAACCCTTGTGCTGTCCCGATGGCTTGGGAGAAGGGATTGTGCTGCTTCACCATGTCGAGGTAGCCGGGGGCGTTGGGGTCGCCGGTGATGTGCTGACCTATCTGATAGCCGAGGTCGCCCTCCATTGAACCCTTCGCGCCTTCGAGGGGATTGACGTGCTCCCCTAGGCCCGTCGCACCAGACAGCGCACCCAATCCAAATTCACGCGCCATGCCCCCAGCATGGGAACTGAGGGGGTCATATCCAAGTTGTTTAGCTGTGGGTTGGGAGGCGATTGCACCCTTACCGAGCGCACCCTTTGTACCTGAAGCGTCGCCGCCCGCCGAGGTTGAGCTATGGGGAATGAAGTCAGGGGTGTCGGTGCTAGCGGAGGTGTGCGGGATGAAGTCGGGCGTATCTTCGGGCATTACATGCTCCCCGGTCGATACCAACCTTCACCTTTGGGACCGTTCTTCTTGTAGATGTAGTTAGGGGGGACGTTCGCGGGACGCGCGGGGGCTGCGCTCGCACCCTTACCGGCGGCGCGGGACGCTTCAGGTGTAGAGGGTGCGCCCGCTTTCCCCTTCGGGAGGGACTGGCCCGGCTTCATTGTATCTGTGACTGCGCCCTCGGGGGCCTGCATGTCGGGGAGGTATTCCTTCAGGCCGGGGATGGCTTGCGCCACTCCGTAGAGGATGGGGTGCTCCTTGATGTAGGAGTTCCCTTGGATGGCGGCGGCAATGGAGCGGCCCGTCTGGGCGGCTATCTCAGCCTTGGTGAGGCCGAGGTCCTGCCCGCGCCCCTCTAACATGACGCGCTCGTGCTCATACCAGTCGGTTAATTTCTGCTTCTGCTGGGCGACGGTGAGACGGCCCCAGCCCTGTTGCTCCTTGACGAGGCGGTCGGCGGACTTGGCAGCTACGTCCTCAGCGTAGGTATCGGCCCGTTGCTGGGCGGTGTCGGCCTTCTGTTGGTTGATGCCAATGTTCGCGCCGTGGTAGAGGGCGTTGCTGAGAGCGCCTTCGGGTTGCTGGGTCAATTCCTGTTGCTTCTGTAGTGCTTTAATTTCCTCGGAGCGCCCCGCGTACTCTTGGCGCTGCTTTGAGTGGACGGCTGCGTCTACCGCTTGGCCCGGCTTGGTGGCAAGGCCGAGAGCGAGTAGGGCTTGGCCGAGGTTGTGGAAGAACCCGCCCGCGCCCTGCCCGTGGACGAAGGAAGGGTGGGTAGAGAGGTCCCCCGACTGCGCTTGCTGTTGACGGATGAGGTCGGGCAGACCGCCACCCATCTGCGGACCCATCGCGGCCTGCTCGCGTCCCTGTAGTCCTTGCGCGGCGGTTTGGCTGGCACCGATTAACGCGGCTTGCATTCGGGGATCGTGCATCATGTCGCCACTGGGCTGAGGGCCCTGTGCGGCATCCACAGGATTAGCAGGAGGTAGCACTCCACCTGACTGAGGGGGAGCGCCGGTCATCATGGGGTTGATAGCGCCCTGCATGAATGGAGGCGGACCCCCACCGGGGAACTGCTGCTGCATCGGGTCTTGAGATTGCATTAGGTCTTCAGCCATCTACTTTACCCTTGTCCCGGCAAGTTTACGGGATTAAAGATGTTGCCGAGGCCGCTTAGAATGTCTTGGAACTGCGAGGCGGCGGTCGGGCCCTGAGTGGATTGCGGGGAGCTATAGTTGCTCAATAGGGGAGCGGGGTTGAACAGAGCGGCGAGTTGTCCCAGCCCTTGCCCACCCGCGAGTTGCATTTGTTCGTTCTGGAATAAGTTTTGGAGAAAGGCTTGCTCCAAGTTCTGCGAGTCCTGTTGGGCCATGTTCCCGATAGTGGCGGCGGTCGTCCCTGATGGCGTGTAACCGTAGCCCGACGCCGAGAGTTGCTGGCGTGCTTGGGCGGCGGCGTTCTGGTTCTGCTGAACGCCTTGGTCGAAGGAGGCGCGTTGCCGCTGCTGGTAGTAGGGCGACCCCAAGTTCATGAGTTGCTGAAAGTATTGCGCCGCAGGGTTGGCAGCGCCGAACATGGCCGTCGAGAAGTTGTTGGCGAGGCCCATCTTCTGCTGCTGCTGCATCGTGTTGAGGTACGCTTGGTTGCGCCATGCGTCCTTGATGTTGGTGTCGGGATTGTCGAGGCCAGCGGGATTGCCGGGAGTCTGCTTATCGCCCGGTGCCATAGTGGGGCCCGGTGATTGGAAGGGAGAGGTCACGCCCAAGGGGGAGCCCCCGCCCTGTTGAGGGTTGGCTTGCGGCCCCCAGCCGAGAGGGTTCTGGGCGTTCTGTCCTTGGAGAGGATTTGGTAGTGTACTCATTAGTATACGTTCCCGAAGTTATTGCCTTGGCTCATGTACTGGGAGAGCCAATCGTTAGGACTATTCATGGTGGATGCACCCGAGGGCGTTGGTGAGGCGGTGGGAGGCTTGGGCTGGTTCCATGAGAAGGGCTGCCCGCCGAGGGCCATCTGCAATAGGGTGGAGGGCATTCCCATCTGGGGGGCGTTGCCTCCGCCGGTGGGAGCGCCGCCGAAAGGGTTGTTGCTAAGGGGATTGAAATTGAGCGATCCACCGGGGCGGGCGAACTGTCCCCCGCTAAACGTAGCAAGGTTCTGACGCCACTGGGCGTCACCACTACCGCCGCCGGTCGCCCTTACAGTCTCCGGCCCGACTACCTTCGATCCCCCTCCACCTGTGTTGATATAGGGGCCCGCGCCCCCCGCGCCGAGGCTTACTTGGCTGGGGTTAATCTCTTTGCCGGGCAATAGCGTGCTCGTAGGCATGACCTAAGTTTACCTCGTCATCTTGGTGGAGTCGAGCCGAATCCGATTTGGATGGAGCGGAACTGATAGTTCACCCCTATCAGTTTGGGAAAGTTGACCACGAACCTGAAGCGGCGGCCCATTACGAAATTTACTCCTCCCACCCTGTATAACTCGGGCGAGAAACGGAAGGGTTCCCCCTTAGCGAGGAAGGGGTTGCCGCACAATGTCGCCGTGTCGTTGACGCCGGGAGTGTGTGTCAACTTTAGTGGGAACGCGAATGTATATACGTCGTCGTCGATCCCCTGTGTTTGGAATGACCACCCTTGTAGAGAGAGTAGCTGAGGCTCTTGGTTGGTCTGGAAGCGGAACCACGAGGGGCGCTTGAGCATGAACGCTGAATCGTTCCCCCATGCGTGCGTGGTGAATCCCGCGTCGGGGACCTCTACCTCCGTGCCGAACAGGCCAGTCATGTAGTCGGTGTCTTGGATAACATCGTTGATCCCGGTGAGCATTAGTCTGACCGCTCCGCCTGTCTCGTACACGGGCTCCGCCCACGTGCAGGGAATGTCGAAGCGGAACCATGCGGGTTGGTTGGTGGCCATATCGAATACGAAGTAGCTGGGGGAGCCATTGGCGGCGAGGAGGTCGAGGTCGAGCACCAACAGTATGTTGTTGGTCGCGCCGTTCGCCACCGAGAGCACATACCAGTTCCTATTTTGCGTGTGATAGTACGCGCCTCGGCATTGGCTAAGCTGGGCGGAGGGGATGTTACTGAGGATGTCCTGTACGGGGCGGCCAATGTTACGCGGGGCGTAACGGTCAGTGTAGAGCCATATCTCGGCATTCGTCGTCACCCATATAGCTCCCAGTGGGGTTAAGGCAACGCTAAACGGTGACGCGCATCCAAGGTTATAGGGCAGCGCGGCAATCTGCGCTCCCTGCTGCGTCGCGGTCGCGGTGCTATTATCAGATAGTAACCCAGTGAGGCGGAACATATCCTGCTTGTCGGACCATATGATAAGTGAGCCGGGGAACTCAGCCATACCGTTGATGTCGGCATTCTGAATGGGGAGGGTAACTTGATTAAGCGGCGCAAACGACTCTTGGGGAAGGCCGAAGTTGGTAAGCTCATTGTTACTATAGAAGAAAGTCTGGCCGAGGCCGGGCACACCGTAGACAATCAAGCGCCCCTGATACTCCTTTACAAAACGACCAACGGGCGGCGGCACATTAAAGAGTTGCGAGGTTTCAGTCGTGAAAGGGAAGTTGGGGGGTTCGGCTTGCGCGTTGTCGAAAAACTCAAGCCCCGCCGCCACTAGGGTGGTTTGGCTAGGATCAAACGCGTTTCGCTGCACCCTGAAGTAGGTCGCGCCGCCGTCCGCCGTCTGGTATAGCCTAATGTTAGTTGATTGGGGGTCGTAGACGGTGAATGCACCAGAGCCTCCACTAGGGGTGGCGAGAGTCATTTGGGTGGCGGAGATGACGGCGATGATCTGGGGCTGTGCGCCGGTGCCATCAATCCAGAGGTTCTTGCCTACCCACGCGGGGCTGAATGATGTACCGACGCCGATGACGTTGGTTCCCGCCACTGTTACTGTGCCCTGTTCGATTAGATCGATCACACCATTCTGTACCACATATTGAATAAATTGAGTAGATGGGGAGGGCGCGGAGATATGGGAATCGTTCACGTTCTCCCATGCCCATGCGTAGCTCCTACCTACTGACTTGGTGATGGATACGTCTACGTTACCCGCCGCGATGGCCCCGGTGTTCTGGCCCGCTTGGGTCCATGTCAGGATGGTGGTGCCACTCCCGGTGAGCACGACGAAGGTGCCGTTGAAGGAGGTGTCAGTGACGCCCGAGACGTTCACCATGCCAATGCCATCCCCACCGGGGACAGTGAGGGGGGCAGCGAGGTTAACGATGACGGTGCCGTCGGTGCGTTGAATGTTGGTAATGGCGGCGGTGGCCCCGGCGTTGATGGTGACCTGCGGGGAGGTATCGGGGGCGTCGATGCCCCAGTCCTGCACCAACGCAAAGTTGGCATTGCGGCCCGCCTGTTTCACCACACCGTTCATCTCGTAGATAGCGTTTTGGAGGAACTCACGGGACCACGGGCCAGCGTAGGAGATACCGGGGACGGCGGCGAGAAGTTCAGGGCGAGCGGTCGCGCTGTAGGCTGCGCCCGTGTCGAAGGACCACATCTTTGTGCCCACATCACCTAATAGGTAGTTGCCGAGGGCGGGGAGGGCGGCGAATTTGAGGGAGAGGAAGGGCGCACCGGAGGCGCTATAAGCATTGGTGGCTGTGGTGACTACGTTGGCGAAGCGGCACCGCTGGACAAAGCCGAATGCCCCCGCGAATACATTGCTCGACGATGCCCATTGCCGGGCGGTGGTGAGGGTAGGATCAGTGTAAGCGTTATAGCCTAGGTTGATGGAGGCAATGACCTCAGCCGGAGATGTCTGTTGTGTGGGGGTCTGGCCCATGTTATCTCATGAACAATCGGTTCCGGCGGCCAATGCCATAGGGGAACCGTTGCTTCTGGGCCGGATTGTTCGATTGCCTCTCTATTAGGGAATCTTTCATCATCTGCATGTTGGACGCGGCTACGCCAAGCCACTCCTGCTGGCGAGTGTCGTCGCCCGCAATGCTGTACATTTTGGCGGTGGCAACGGAGGCGATGACGCGGATGTGCTCACGGGCTATCTCGGGAAGGGCACCCACCACATATTGAGAGCCGTTGGCAAGGGCAGGGTTGATGGTGGATGCAGTGGTAAGAATGGTGTCGGAAGTGATGGTTCCCACACGGTAGACTTGATTTCCATTGCAGACTAGTTCGACTTGGAGTTGCTCTTGGCCTCCGGTAGTGGTGGGCTGGGAGGCTTGGAAGTCGGGCTGCAATAGTTGAGTAAAATTTGTACCCAGTCCGGTTACGACTGTCCCCGTCGAGGAGACGGTGCCTTGGGTGAGGAAGGTGAGGGCGAGGGGCCAGAACGTGTACACCACCTCAATGACGGTGCCGATGGCGAGGGGGAGGCCCCATGTGCATTGGTTACGACCGTTCATGTACCAATAGTAGGGGCCGGTTTGCGTGGGGGCGGAGGTTGGGTTGGCGGAGAGGCCAATGAACTCGGGGTCGGTCGGGGAGAGGGAACGGGTGCCTTGGAAAAGGCCAGCGGCAGGCGGTAGCACACGAATGCGAGTGACTTGATAGAGGCGGGAACTCACGGGCGCTGAGAGGGCAGCGTCGGCGTTGAACTGGAAGTCATAGGTGAACTGGGCCTTGAGGACGGTCACTTGCACCGTGTTGGAGAAGTAGTGGTTCTTGAGTTTGCTGATTTCTTCCCACACGTGGATGTACGCGCTGTTCAACTCACGCACATACTCACTCGGGTCGTAGCCGGGGATACGCTGGGCGAGGTATTGGTATAGCCCAAAGATATTAGTGGGTGGGGAGAGGAGGGGCGGAATGGTTTGGACTACAGGCATTAGGGCACCGCTATGCAATCAATGGGCACCGCTGAGATGGGCGTCGAGCCTCGGTTATTCTGCATCGTCAGGGTGAAGCCGGTCGTCGATTTCGATGTCTCGTAGATGATATAGGACTGCTTTGAGCCTCCTGAGTTTGTGGTTCCGTTTGCCGTGCATACCAACTTATAGGCGTTGGAGGCGAAGGCCGGGGACCACACCGCGCCCGAGGTTACGGTGCATTCATTGTAGGTGCCAGCGCCCACCGTGCAGCCGGTAACAGTAACCGCTTGAATGGCGGAGGAAGGAGCGGAGCCACTGTCCACACAGTTGCCCGAGGCGTCTACTACGATTGAGTGCCCTGTGGTGAGAGCACCCGTCACTGAACACACCTTCGTCCCGTTGCCGGTGATGGGCACTTGGACCGAGGCGTTGCCTGCGCTGTACTGCCACCCAAGGTTGAGGTGGTTGGCCGTGGCGACGGGTAAGGTATCGTTGAGGTTGAGAGTGGGAGTAACGCCCGCGCCGTTGACGGTGACAGTGGTGCCGCCGCCCCCACCTCCACCAAAGCCGCCGGGGAATTGAATGGCGTCGCTATTGTCCACGGTGAGGCAGAGGTCGCCACTGTGGGCGAAGTTCCGCCAGCAGATGCTATCGTCGTGCTGCAACCGTATCGTTCCAGTGGCAGCGACGAAATTACTATTGTGGATGAGGGTGCCGAAGTTGATTATGTTGACCGTGAGAGTGCCGAGGACGCAGTTGGTTGGGTCGCAAGGGAGGATGATGTCCCGCTGAACATAAGGCGTCTGAATCTGGGGGCCATACGTTTGCAACGTATATTTCCCCACGGGGGCGTAGAAGTGGAAGTTGCCGAAGAAGTCGGCTTGGATGGGATTGGGCGCGGGGGTGAGGAGGGTCGTGTCGGTGTAGAGGGTGGATAGGGTAGAGCAGGGGGTCGTGGTGATGTTGGCCGGTTGGTCACAGACGGCGATGAACTGGTTGGGGATGGGACCGTTTAGGCCCTGCACCACTCCATCAAGCCGGGACCCTTGGGCGAAGGCAAGCGAAGGAAGAAGGAGCCCAATTAACAGTAGCAGTTTTCGCATTGTGACTCCTCTCCATCAGGGTTACTTCTCGGGTGCGGACTTCGCTGCTTCGGTGGCGCGGCGCTTGTCGAGGCGGTCGAGGGCGGCCACGATTTGCTCACCGACTGCTTCGCCGGGGTGGCGCTGCGCGCGCATCGCTTCCACCGAGTAGGGCTTCGTCAGCCCCAATAGGGTGTAGCACTCGTCCTCGTAGGGCGTGGGGTTGGTGCGTCCATGCCCCGTGACCTGCTTCTCGGTGACTTGATTCTCATACCACTCGACGGCTTTCATGCGATGGGCGCGGTTGGCTTCCTCGGCCTGCTTCTCAACCTTCGCCTTCTCGCTGGCGGAGGGTTCGTGGTCGAGGATGACGAGGCCGCGACCGGGCTTAGAGGCCACGACGGCTTTCACAATGTCCTCGACGAGGATGCGCTCGCGAGTGCCCTTGCGATCCATCCAGTCTCGGTGCATCACATTTGTCCAGTTGCTCGGCAACTCCATCCACTCCCCACCCTTTACGGTGAGTTGGATTCCCGAGTGTTGAAGATACTCGGGCGTGTAGCCAGCCTTCCCGATGAGGTCCTGATGGGGAAATGATTCAACTGAATAGAGCCAGTAAGACATCGTTATTCTCCTAGAGACTGAATCCAACGGTCGAAATTATTGCGGTAGCGGGAGTCCTTGGTAGCACCTACCGCGTGGCCCTTCTTGTCCAATCCAGCATACACCACCGGCCCGGCACACTCAATGAGGTCATCCATGAATTTGTCGTTGTGCTCCTGCTCGATGCGCTGCTGGTTGACAATTTGGCGGTCGATTAGCGCCTTGATATCCTTGTGCTTCTCGTGGCGACGGGAGTCGTGGGAGGCTGCTCGCCATCCCTCTTCGCTGCCGTATTTGTCGGGGGAATCCATTGTCTACGAAAAGAGCGCCCACACGACTACTGTGCTCGCGCTGCGCCCGCCGAAGCGAAACGTCGCGCCCGCCTGTAGCGATGATACGTCATAGGAGTTGGCGGAGGTCGCGGCGGTGTCGGAGTTGAGAGTGGTGAGGGAGAAGTTGGGAGCAGTCCCCGTAGCTGCACGCGGAAGCACACCGAACCAAGTGGTGCCGCCGTCGATAGAGGCTTCGAGGCCCGCTGTAATCGTGCCGCCCACTGTCTGAATAGTGAGGCATTCTAGGCCGTTGGGGGTGTGCATCTCCTGTGCCAACGAAAATTGAACCACGTCAGTGTTGGCGGCAAGGGAGCCAAGGTTGGCAGCACGCCCACGGGTGAGGGAGACGGTGGGGAATACAGGAGCGGAGGCCATTAGTGGTTGCCCTTGGACTCGGCTTTGCCGCTTTTATTGCCGATCTTCTCGAAAGGGGGATTGGGCTCTTTGGCTAGGGGAGTCTTGTCCTCAGTACCGTCGAGGCGCTTCCCCTCTGAGCCACGCGAGATGGCATCGGCGGAGATGGCTGTGTCGGGAGAGGGGTCCGCCAAAGCACCAGAGGAGACACCGTTGGCGAACCCGCAGTCGTCTGTTCCATAGATGTTGTAGTCTAGCTTTGGCATACTGTTCGCACCCATTAGACCTGAAGCGTCGTCCGCCGTTTAAACGGGCGGGTTAGTGGCCATAAGCCGCAAGAATAGCACCTTGGGCACTTACATCGACTCCGTTGGCGACTTCGGCCCCCGTCGATGAGACGAAGAACTGAAGGCGACCGTTCACCGGATTCAACTGAATATCATAGTTGCCGGTAGTGCCGGTGTTGGTTTGGCCCACGATCCAGTACGCGCCCACGGTCGGTGGGAGGCCGGTGCCGAGGCCATCGGGAGCGAAGGCGTTGAATGAGAAGGAGGCTGCGTTGACGATGTAGCCCCCGGTGGGGTAGGAGGTGTCACCGACGAAGGCGATGAGGTGCTGATCCTCACCGCCAATGCCAGGGTAGCGTGCGACTAAGGTGGCACCCATCGTTATGCCTTCCCGTGGTTGCCTTCGCTCGTCGCACGGGAGTCGGACTCACCGTGAACGTCAAGCGTTGGCGTAGGCACACTCAGTTTGGTTTCGATAGCGTCGGCGGCCCCCTTCGGGTCTGCGCCGTAGAGTTCCTCATTGAGGTCGGGCATTTAGGTCTCCTTCTGGAAGTACGAGGTCGGGTAGTCGGCCTTGTTGGCATCCTGACCGTACACGAATGTTTGAGTCGCACCAGTGGACCCACCATTCGTGGTTGTGTTTAGGGAGGTAACGTCAGCGGAGGGCATGGCGATGACGAACTTCTCCGTTCCAGAGGGAGACTGGAACGTGAGAAGAACGTCACCGTTCGCCAGCTTCAAGGTTACGAGAGTGACTGCTAGGATTGTGCCGGGCATCGTGTCTCCTTAGTATCCGGTCGGGACGCCGAGTCCCAACAGTTTGACGTGGGCATTTGGAATATATGTTCCCAAATTCCCACGGAAGATGAGGAAGGCAACGAAGGCGTCGGTGTACTGGCCTGCGGTCGCGGCTGGCACCTGACGGAGGATGGAACCCGTGCGGTCGTCGAAGGATAGTTCGCGGGCGATGACCTTGAACAGAAGGTCGCGATCTACGGCGTAGAGGCGGTCCTTCTGGCAGTCGGTGTCAACGATCCACGGGAAGCCTTCCCATTCGACGGCGGTGAAGCCGAGGTCCAGCTTTTTGTTGGCGTCGTTGAAACGCTTTAGGGTCCAGCCCATGTCCATGTAGGCGTGGAGTTGGGCGGGGTGGGAGATGAACTCAAGCGACGGGCTCACACGTCCTTGGAGAATCTGGACGGTGGCGAGCATCCGGCGCAAGTAGTCACGAGCCAGCGCGGGGGATGAGGAGAGGGAGATGACTCCCGCGTTGTACTGAGGGTTGGTGGAGCGGTTGATGTTCTGGAAGGTGGTCGCGACGGTGCCGTTGTCGATGATGAGGTCCAGACCACTGATGACGTTACCGAAGGAGTCGGACGCGGCGGAGGTGGCGGTGACTGTGATACCGTCGCCGGTGACCAGTGTAGCCGCCGAGGAGGCCGGTCCTACAACAATGGTCTGGGTTCCGCTTGCATCTTCAATTGGGTTCGACATTGACACAATCGTTGCGGTGGCACGCACGACTGAGGTGACGCCGGTCTGGAAGGCGATGGTCATGCCGGGGCGAAGATAGTGGGCGTTCTCGATGGTGCCAGCCACGTTGACTGTGGTGTTAACGGTGGTGGATAGAGTAACGCCCGCGCCGACTTTGGCAAGGATGCCAGAGCCGTCGAGAAAGGCGTAGATGTTGAGGTACTTGATGGCGTTGATGGTCGCCATTTTGATGTTGAACGCGAGCGCCCGAGCGTAGGTGGTCGCGTCGTTGCCCGCAGAGTCGAGGGCCGCGCCGGTCAATTGGACAGCTTCCACAAAGGAGAAGAACCCTACGAGGGCGCTGGCTAATGATTCTGACCCGCCGGTCGGGAGAGTTCCGCCATCGCTGAACCAATCAAAATTGGCGTTCGGCTGCAAGTGAGTCGGAATTTCCATGCCACGGTTAGAGATGGGAATACCCTTCCCGTCCGCGTAGCGATTCCACAACACCGCCGCAGTATTGAACTGCTTCGAGATGCGCGGGTTGAAATAAATCTTCATGAGCGGCTGTGCCGCTGTGAGGTTGAATACGCCCATATGGGCCTCCTAGTTAGCTGCGAGGAACCTGTGTCAGAGCCTTGGCGAAGGCCGCCTCTGTGTCGTCCCAACTGCCAGCGAAGTCGTTATTGGCGGGCATGAAGGGATTGGGGCCATTCGAGAACTCAGGACTCGCGTTCGAGGTGATACCCTTGCGCCGATCCTCGGCAGCTTGGGCCGCGCTCTTGCGGTCGGACGACCACTCGTCGATGATGGCTTTGAACTTGTGGGGAACGTCTACAAAGTTGCCGTTCGACACTCGCTGCACGACTGCTGAGTCCGCTGCGAGTTCCGCGTCAACCCTCGCCCGCAGGGCCTTCTGCTCACTTTTGGTGAGCCCGGTGTCCTTGGGGAGTTGATTGAAGAGGTCCTCGACGCGCGCATCGTATCGACTCTTGACTTGAGACATTGCGATGCGGGCGTTCTCTTGGTCGCGCTGAGTGCGGAAGGAGTTCAACTCTGTGCGTAGAGTTTCCACTTCGGCCATCAACTCAGAGTTACCGTCTTTCTTGTCGCTGCCCTTGCTATTGCCATCCTTGCCGTACCGATTGACGTATGTGTCCGCAGCTACGTCGAGTAGCTTTTTCGCGGCATCAGGTGAGGTGCGGTCGAGGAGGTTGATGAGTTCCTGTGGGTTCTCGGTGATTAGATGACGGAGAGAGGCGAGCGCCGTAGGTGCTTGCATCATGTCATTAATCTGAGTCCGGTTGTAACCGCTATCCAAAAGGATGCGGCCAATCTCGGCAGCTTCCGCATCCACGACGGGAGCGGTGCTGACTTCAGGTTGCTTCTCTGGTTCCTTCGCGTCGGCAGCGACCGGAGGATTCGGAGAGGCGGTGATGTCTTTGAGAGTTGCTTCGTCGGCCATGTGGCCTCCATTTGTTATTCTCAGCCATTGCTGACTAAGGTCAAGACTTATTACAGAATGACTCCCTTTCGGACTTTATGGGTGGTGCCCGTTCCCGTTAAAGGGACGGTGATGGGCGACCCCGGTGCGCCCGTGTAGGTGAATACAAGGCTACTTGCCTTGTTGCCGGTGGTGGTTGGGGTGAAGGTGACGGCTGTGGTGCAGGTGGCGAGGTTGGCAATGGAGCCGGAGCAGGTGTCGGTGCCTTTGGTGAACTGGGAGCTATCTCCG